TCTAACTGATATGTTTAACAGTAAAGATTTTAGAGATGGGCTTTCTGATTACGCGGAGGTTAAAGTTGCAATGAGCTTAATAGCAAAGGGTAATTCAGTTTATTTACCAGCTGATGAAGCGTTTAAAACAGCTGATGTATTAGTTGTAAATGAAATTAGTGAAAATGAAACTGATTTAGAATTTCTTATGGTAACATTAGAATTCTCTGGTGGAATTAGTGTAAAAGTACAAGGTGGTGCAGCTGGAGTAAGTGAAGAAAAATGGAGACAGAGTAGGTTTAAAAGCAATGGAACAAGAAGCAGAGGTAAGAGAATGTTATCGACATTTGATTTCCTTTATCCAAAGGAACAAACCCCTCCTAATTTCCCTCCATCAGATGAGCAAATTAACGAGCAGAAGGCGGCATTAGAAGATGATAAAAAATGGATGGTAGAAAGTGGAATTGCTACTGAAGAAGAACTAAAAGCTGCTGAAGATTGGGCAGAAAGACGAGTTGAAGCCGTATTGAAAAAATTTAAGGGTCTTGGAGTGCTTGATTGTATGAGTGATGAGGAAAAGGTAAGATTCGAAGAAACAATGAAAATATATTATAGGAATCAAAAAATTTCCGAAGTTCTTTACAATAACGATTTGGATTATACTAATTTTAAGAATTCTAATCAAAAATTCAGTATTAGCAAAGGTAAGGCGGTAAAATGTGAATCAGAAGACTTAGATGGTGTAGAAAATCCTTGCTATATGAAAATCAAAGATGATGTTGGATTTAATGATTATCAACAAGGTGATTGTACAGTAGTGAGACCTACAAACGTAAACCCATCTGAGATCCATAAAGAAAAACCAAAGGTAAAATAATTTGGATAATTGATATTTTTTTCATATATTTGTAAAAACAAAATATAGAATGGAAGAAAATATCAAATTAGAAGAAAATGCAGTAGCTTATTGTGAAAGAGTCTATCCTGAAATGATGGAAGAATTCAAAAAGATTCAATCTGAAATGTATGAAACTTTTTGTAAGAAACAAAGAAATTATGGGCCAGGTAATATTTCAGTAGGAACTTCACTGCAAACTAAAGATGATGTAAAACTTTCACTCACAGGTCTTTGGTTTAGAATCAACGATAAAGTACAACGATTAAAACAATTAGTAGTATTGGGACAGCCGGATGAAGTAGGTGAATCGGTACAGGATACATACGAAGACCTTTCCGTTTATGGTATCATTGCACAAATTGTAAGTAGAGGTAAGTGGGCTAAATAATGAAATTTTCAATTTGTAAAATTTACGGACAAGTTTATTTTCTACCTTTCATAGGTATGACTCATAGTAGAAGATTGAATGGTGATATAGAACTCATTATTGGCTGGTTAAAATGGGAAATAGTTATTGGTATATGAAAAAGATTAAGCAATTTTTTAAAGAGATTTGGTTAGGAATTAAACTCTCTAATGAAAACTATCTAAATGGTAGAGGTTGGAATCATGGTAAATTTTAAATTATGGCAAAAAGATTAACACTACAAGAAAAGAAGGATATCTTTATCGTAGATGTAATTAACAAAATGTTTGAGATTGCAAATCATGATGTTACCTTTGATGATATTAAAGATAGGAAAGATAATTGGTTTACTGAATGGGAAATGAGCGTATCTCAAAACGATGAGTGGAAAGAATGGGGAATTAAAGAAATTCAAAAAAGATTTCGATATAATGAGAAGTGGGCTCAAAGAGAAATGGGAATGATATCCCTAATGTGGGGATTAAAATTTAGCGATTTTCCAGCAAATTAAGATAGGAATTAAGGGGGGAAAATTGTAATAAAAAAAATATTTGGAAAACTAAAAAAAAATTATTGTTTTGATATATTCGTATATATTTATTGATGAATCTCCCACTCTTTCTTCTATGAAACGCCTGTTACAAAAACTCTTAAATTTTTTAAATCCTCACGCAGAGGGTGAATTTCCTGCAACTCCAAAAGGATTTAGAGCCGCTCAAAAATGGGCTCAATCTCAACCACATTCTTATTCTGAAAATCTTTCTCTTTGGGAAGAAATGTATGAACATCACATGGATGGGTATTGGACTTTGGCAAAAATAAACGAACAAAAAAGATTATATGATTCGTTTAGAACAGTCAAAAAAAATCGTAATTCTTTTACAAAAGAATTTTCAAAAAAATCCTGAAAAACATTTGGAACTTAGGAACATATTTCGTATATTTGTTCTAAGTTTTTGATTTGCGAATATTTATATTCGTAACGATAAACTTAAATTTTAAACTTTAAAAACTATAAATTATGTCAACGAACATTGATGCAATCAGAGCCCGTCTGAACAAACTTCAGGGCACACAAAAGACAGCCGACAGTCTATGGAAACCTTCAGTCGGAAAACACCAATTACGTTTAGTACCTTACAAATTCAACAAGGAAATTCCTTTTATTGAATTGTATTTTCACTACAACATCAACAACAAATCTTATTTATCACCAGCTTCTTTCGGAAGACCTGACCCAATTGTTGAGTTTGCTGACAAACTTAAGAGAATGGGCGGTAAAGATGATTATCGTGAAGCTAAGAAAATGGAGCCAAAATTAAGAACTTTTGTGCCAGTAATCGTAAGAGGATTGGAGCATGAGGGTGTTAAATTTTGGGGATTTGGTAAAACCGTTTATCAAGAATTATTGGGGTATTTTGCAGATCCTGATTATGGTGATTTATCACATCCTTTAAATGGTAGAGATATTGTAGTTGATTATACTGCACCAGAAGGTGGAGCATCTTATCCTACTACAACTATTAGAGTGAAACCAAACTCTACAAAGTTGCACGATGATAATGCAAAGATTCAAGAGTTATTGGAGAATCAAAAAGATATCACATCTATTTATTCTGAATTATCTTACGATGAGTTAAAGAAAATTTTAGAGAATTGGTTGAGTGGAAACACAACTGATGATACTGAAACTTCTACTACTCAAGAGACTGTTGTTGCTAAATCAGAACAATCTGTATCAGATTCATTTGATTTCGATTCTAAGCCACATCAATTAGATGAGGTGAGTGAAGCACCAAAAGCAAAACAATCAACATCTGATTTACCTTGGGATGATGAAAAACCAGCGGTAGCTAAAACTACTCAACAAGTAGCAGATGCATTCGAAGATTTATTCAAATAATATAGATTATGGCAAAAACAGATTTAGCAGACATTTTGGTTGATAGTCTGAACAAAAAACAAAAAGACCAAAAAATCGCCTTTTATTTAGATGATGATTCCGAAGGAGCTCCCACCAATGTGAATGGTTGGATTTCTACCGGAGCTGCTATGCTAGATGTTGCTATTTCTAATCGACCATATGGTGGTATTCCTGTGGGAAGAATTACCGAACTAACTGGATTGGAGCAGAGTGGTAAATCATTACTCTCTGCCCACCTTTTAGCTGAAACTCAAAAGCAGGGTGGTATTGCAGTATTGATTGATACTGAAACTGCGGTGAGTAGAGAATTCTTCGATGCAATTGGAGTAGATGTATCTAAACTATTGTATGTATCAGTAGATACAGTAGAAGATATTTTTGAAACAATCGAAACCATTATCGAAAAGGTTAGAGAAAAGGATGCACAGAAATTGGTAACAATTGTAGTGGATTCGGTAGCAGCGGCATCAACTAAAAAGGAAATGGAAGCTGATTATGATAAGGATGGTTATGCAACTGATAAGGCAATCATCATATCAAAAGCGATGAGAAAAATTACCAACACAATTGGTAGACAGAAAATCGCAGTTATCTTTACAAATCAATTAAGACAGAAGTTAGGTGTTATGTTTGGTGACCCTTGGACTACAAGTGGTGGTAAGGCATTAGCATTCCACGCTTCAGTTAGATTGAGATTGAAAAATGTTGGTCAAATCAAAATGAAAATTGGCGGGCAGGATAAGATAGTTGGTATATCAGTTAGGGCACAGGTTGTAAAAAACCGATTAGGGCCACCACTTCGTTCTGCTGATTTTGAAATTTACTTTGATAGAGGAATTGATAACTATGGTAGTTGGTTGACAAGTTTGAAAGAAAACAAATTAGTTAAGCAAGGTGGAGCTTGGTATGAATATACCGACACCGATACTGGGGAAATCATCAAATTCCAATCAAAAGATTTTATCAAAATGATGGAAGAGAAAGATGAATTAAGAGAGCAAATTTATAAAAAGATTTGTGAGGCTACTATTCTTCAATACAAAAAAGATACATACGATATTGAAGCAATGGAGGTTGATACAGCCTTACCAAATGAAGTAGAATAATGAATAAACTATGGATATTTGGTGACTCATATTCAACATATAATAGTGAGAGGCTGGCTCAAGGAGTCCGCCTCTCAATTTATAGCGAAGTTGCAAGTCATCTAAATTTAACTGAGGAAAATAAAGCAATATCTGGACTGAGTTCTTTTGAAGTATTTGGTAACTTATTAAAGTTTTTATCTGAGTATAAAAAAGGAGATGTTATTATTTTTCAATTATCTCTTTTGGATAGAACTTCATATATCGATAAGCAATCTCATAGAGAACTGAATGAGAGGGAAAGGGAATTATTTCTTACTGGAAATAAATTTTTTGTTCATCCGCAATTTTATCATAGTAGAAAAAGAGATTTAGATGAATTCGAAACAAAGAAATTATCTAAATTTATAGAAAGTTTTGAAATCAACCAGGTAGATTATTATTTTAAATTTTTAATTCATTTAAAATACATTTACTCATTTTTAGAAAATATTGGAGTTGATTTAAGAATCATTTTATTAGAAGACGCCCACTTTAGATATAATTCATCTTCAGCTATTTCAATTTTAAATTTGATTGATGATTTGAATCTTAGTAATGTAATCATAAAATTTAGTGGTAAAAATTGTTTAACATCTTCTGTGAATTATAAAGAAGAGGGGGAGTATGAATATCATCATTTTAGTTTAGAAACAATAGAAAAATATTCAAAGGAAGTTAAAGAAAATTTCAATGAACCAAAAATATAAAAGTTTACTTAAGGAAATTGACAAAGAACATAATACACATAGAGTCCGAAATTCGAAAGTTCTTTTTGTAGATGGGCTTAATACTTTTTTTAGGTGTTGGAGTACAAATCCTACAATGAACGAAGATGGTGAGCATGTTGGGGGCGTAGTTGGGTTTCTTAAATCTCTAGGGATGGTTATTAGAAATGAAAATCCATCTAGAGTAGTTGTTGTGTTTGATGGAAAAGGAGGGTCTCAAAAAAGAAGACAAACTTTTTCAAATTATAAAGCAGATAGAAAAGTTAAATTCAGAGTAAACCGTCAGTATGATGATATGATGACGGAAGAAGATGAGCAAATTAGTTTGAAGAGGCAAATAAGTTGGTTGGGTAATATACTAAGTATTTTGCCAGTTACCACTATGGTATATGATAATATTGAAGCAGATGATGTTATTGGTTATTTATCAAAGCAAGTAGTAACTGAAGATGAGAATGCTTTAATACTTTCATCTGATAAAGATTTTTTACAATTAGTATCAGATAATGTAAATGTGTGGAATCCTCTTAAAAAAGAAAAGATTACAAAAGAAAGATTGATAGAATTATATGGAATTCATCCTGAAAACTTTATTTGGTATAGAGTATTAGATGGTGATAAATCTGATAATATTGATGGCGTAAAAGGATGTGGATTAAAAACTTTACAAAAGAGATTACCTTTATTTGAAGGAGATAGAAGAGTATCAATAGATGATTTAATGCAAGCAGCTGATGCCGAAAA